AACATACGCCCACCAATACACTGCGAGAATCCACGAATTAGCATGCGAAGTTGTGTAATGTCCACTAGGCATAGTACCAATAACCCATCGCCACATCGCTCCATCAAAGTTTACGTATTTGGCGACAAGATGATCCCCCGCCTGACGAAGCATATACATAAAAAGTTCATAATCTGGGGACTTGGGATCAATATAGGGTATGGTAGACGCTATAAATAACTGCAACATATAGTGAGGGGTCGTATAATCCTGACCTTTAATATCACCCCCACCGTACGTTATATCATCACGACCATACCCTAGTTCCGTAGCAAATGTATGAGCACCTCCATGCCACCACTTAAACCCAACACAGATGGTGTTCCCACGCTCAATCATCATTCGAAAACCGAAAACAAGAACACTAATAACGAAGTCACAGAAGTGCGGAATAAAGAACTCCCGACACTTGAGATACTTTTCTGCTCGCTTATCTGGATGTGTCCACATAGAATCCACTATCTCATACTTAAAAGCTATTTTACAGCAAACTTCTGGATACAAGGGCGTCTTACCAATCTTAAAATCGTTAATATATGAAGCAACACGATTAAAAGCATAGGGAGCTTGAAGACGTTTCTTGCCATTGTATAACACACGAACAGAATGACCACCCAAACCAACGTTATAAGATGCCCCAGGACGGAGACCAGCACTGGAAGTACCTGGAAAAGGCATTCGAAACAACTCCTCTTCCGAGTACACAAAAACTTGGGTGCCAAAATAACGATAAGTTCCCATAATGTTTGGCAACAGGTGAACCCCACCAAGAAGACACTTTCTAATGAAAGGATCGTTTTGTGCTATATGAACATCCTTAGCATACTTTCCAATAAGAAGTGGAACTTTGCGAGGATAAAGACCATCAGTAGCAGAAGTAACTATTGGGCCAATAGAGTCTGCGCCCAAATAATTGGCTAAAGAGAACCGTCGTGTGACGAGAAACTGTAAAGAGCTCAAAGGTAAAGCACGAGTCTCTTCAAAACGATTCCCAAACCAAACATAACGCTTAAAGTCATCTCTACTGATTTGTGGAAACCTAGCGACGTCCACATTTTGAAGCATCGTCACCCACCAATCAGGTGGCGGTATCAGATCCTGAGAAGATGCACGTACATTTCTACGAAAAGGGGGAGGAGAAACTACCCAATTATTTCCGCACATAGCATGTAGACGCATATCAGTATACATCTCATTCTTAGTAAGAGAGAAGGTATGATTATGTTGTCCTATACCAAAGTCCTTCTCCCAACTGGTGAGCGCGGAATAATACGCATCCTTTAAGGATTCCTCATCTATAGTCTTAATAACAGTTGTATAGACGAGAGGGGGCTTAACAATTCCAGAAGTGATCTCAACGTACCAACCCGTGTCAACAGACATGACACGGATACGAAAATTCTTAGACATGTTACGACGTTGAGTTACGGTGCGAGCGAGCAGATAGTAAGCAGGAATTGATCTCCTAATTTTCCAAACCAAATGATAATACTTAACGTCTATTATTTCACTCTCCAGCTCTGACTATCGTTACCGCGGCGCACGCGTGTAACTAA